TGTAGAGTACGCAAAGTTCCATCAGTACGGAACCACAAAAATGCCAGCACGAAAAATAGTATTTACTCCTAGAGAGTTCCCACGAGAACTTGGAATCAGTATGGTCAAGTACATGGTTCTTGGTGAGGAAGGAATCTTATGAGTTTGATGCATGGACCTCAGTTTGCTAAGTCATATGTCAATGAATATCTTAAATTAGATATCCCTATCAGAATAATCAGCTACCGAAATGGGTGGAACGTTGACGACATCACCCTTCCAACCCCACTTGATTTCTTCATCCACGAACCAATCGCAATGGATACTTGGCCGACAATAATCACTGCGGCAATATCTACTAGCAAATTTGAAAGAATTGGCTACGACGGACCGGACCCTCTTTATCGGGTTGACTACTCAATGCGAACATACGTTTGGGCAAGAGCAGATGGCGCAGAGGCTGTAACGACCATGAGAGACCGGTTGACCACCATTCTTAGAGCCTCACTTCTTGACTACCCATGCCTAAAGGCGTACGACGATAGAAACTCTTTTCGTGCAATGATTGACGAGTCAACCCTTCGTGAAGAGTTCTCTGACTTAACCCTGTTGAAAGGCGACAGATTCCTTGCAGGTTCCTACATCTCGTACACTCTGCAAATCGACGAAATTGTCACACGAGAGCCAATCGGTACGGTTCAAGAATTTGACCTCGAAGTCACTCAGACCGGTGCCCAGATAGACCCAGACACGGGCGACATAAAAGAGCTACCAACATTTGAGCCTGCGTGAAGTACAATAAAAAAGGTTTAAAACATAAAACCGTTTACATCAAATCTTTTTAACAGTTGCATTAGAAAAACGTTTTGCATCTGTACAATTGAAACTAATAAGCGGGATTCCAATCCTAAAACGAGCAACAGGAGTGTCCAATGCCCGGTGTAGTCATTTCAACAGCAGTAAGAACAGGTCCATCAGCAACAACGGTTCGCGAATCATCGCAGCTCTTTGTCGTTGGTAAAGCACAGCGCGGACCAGCCGATGAAGCAGTACTCATTGAGAGCATTGCGGACTTTGAAGCAAAGTTCGGTGGTTACCTTTCAAGTTCATACCTGCACCCAACAGTTGAAACATTTTTTGAAGAAGGTGGCACACAGTGCTATGTTGCTCGCACCGTAGGCGCATCAGCAACATCAGGAACACTTGAGCTCGATAACTCATCCGCAGCTCCTGTTTTGACAATCGACGCAAACGGTCCTGGAGTATGGAGCGCCGATGTAGACGTTGAAGTGGTTGAAGTTGTTGCAGGCACATCATTCAGAGTCAATATTTACTACCAAGATGTTCTTGTCTACTCAACTGGAACCGTAACGTCAGCAGCACAAGCAGCTGGAAGAATTAACCTCAGCGCAGTAGCAGCTCAGTACGTTTCAGCATCAGCAACAGACGGAGCAACAACTCTTCCTGTAGCAATTGCCGCAACTGCTCTTTCGACTGGAGTTGCTGGTTCAACTGTTGTTGTCGGTGACTATATCGACTCACTTGACCTGTTCAACGGAGCACTTGGTTCTGGTGCTGTAACATGCCCTGAAATTTCAAACTCAACAATGCACGATGCTTTGATAGCACACGCAAATACAAACAGCAGAATTGCAATTCTTCATGACGTAGAAAATGCAAGCATCGCCGCTGTTAAAGCAACAGCACTTGGCTTGCAGGCAGGCGACAACGCAGAGCATGCAGCCCTGTACTACCCATGGATTGAGGTTCCGACCACAATTAATGGCGTAACACGCTTTATCCCACCAGTTGGCTACGTTGCAGCAAAGAGAGCAACTGCTCATAACCAGACTGGCTCACATGTTCCAGCTGCTGGTTTGCTCTCAGCATCACGATTCGTTGCTGGCGTGAAGACCGACATCGATAAGACAAACGGAGACTCGCTTGATGACAATTGCGTCAATGCAATTAGAATCATTCAGAATTCTGTTCGAATCTACGGTGCACGCTCATTGTCAGCCGATGACGAGAACTTCAGATACATCACAGCTCAAGACACCGTGAACCATGTTGTTATTGAGGCTGGCAGAAGCCTTGAAGACCTCGTCTTCAGCACGATTGACGGAAGAAACACAATCTTCAGCGCAATCGAGTCACGACTCATTGCAATTCTTTCCCCGCTTCGCGACATCGGAGCTTTGTTTGAGGCCTTTGATGTAAACGGAAGAAAGATTGACTCAGGTTTCACCGTCCGATGCGATGCAAAGCTCAACCCAGTTTCACAGCTTGCCGGTGGCACTGTGAAGGCAAAAGTTGGTCTTCGCGTGAGCAGCGTCGGCGACAAAATCGAAGTCGACATTATCAAGTCAAACCTTACGGCGTCAGTCGTCTAACGGAGGAATAAAGCATGCCAAATACAAAAGTTTCGCAAAGGCAAGTACTTGGAAGTATTGTGCCAATTAACCAGACACACCCTAAGTGGACAAACTTTAAGTTCGCTCAGGTCTCTGGTGGTGAAATAACTGCCTCCGTTGAGAAGATTTATGAAGGCGGAAAGCTTCGCCCGACAGTTCTTTGTGCTCCATCAGAAATTGGTGACATCACATTGACAGCTCACTACGATTCAGACAGAGTCGCATCAGAGCTTGGAACTGGAATCGCAGAGAAGATTGCTCGTCTCCGCCCACTCGTTGGTCGCGCAGAGTACGACGTAACAGTTCAGGTTTTTGACTGCGACCTTGCAGTTCCTGGTACTGACCGCGTCTACTACAAGGCCCTTCTTGTTGGAATCACAGAACCAGATGGCGACTCATCATCAGGCGCACCAGCAACATTTGCTCTGACATTTGCAATCCAGGACGTTGAATCCCCAACAGCCTAGTTTCTTTAAAACTAGCTAAAAAGTAGTTGCACTGGACCCCAGTGTCTGTGTGGTAGTTTTTGCTACATGAGCGACAACAGCCTTTACAGCACAGAAGTAGAAGTTCCAGTTTCACCAGCAAAAGCAAAGCAGGCTAAAGCAGAGGCCGCCCCGAAGGGCGATACTGCATTAGACCGACTTCGTGAAGTTATTACCAAGAAGGTAGAACGCACTGTGGTTCTTCTTGAGGTTCCAGAACGTCCTGGTGTTCATGTTCGCATTAGTCCGAACATCACTCAGAATCAAATGCGCAACTGGCGCAAAGCATCTGGTGAAGATTCGCGAAATGGTCTTGATGCAACAAAATTTGCATGCATGGTCATCGGACACACAACTGTCGGTATTGAAATTGATGGCGAAGAAGTGTTTGACGAAAATGGAAACGAAATCACATTTGCTTCACCACTTCTCCTTGAGATGACTGAGACATCACGTCCACTTCCAGACTGCGTTAGAGCTTTCTTTGGTGTGGACCCACACGTTGAGGCTGCTGCATTGGCAATTCTTGATGCATCTGGCTACTCGGATACGGTTGATGCCGTGGACCCCTCGAAGGGGTCTTCGACGAACTAGTCGATTCGCCGGAAATTAAAACGGCCGCCAGACTTGGCGAACTATTCGGGACAGACCCCGTAAAAATCCTTCAATCAGACGACATTGACTGGATGATTAGGCTCGCCTGTGCTAAAGTTATATCTAACGACCGCGAAGAGCAAGAGCGAAAGTCGAAGACTCAGCAGGCTTAAACTGCATAGCTCGGCCGCTTTTACACTCACGTGACTTAAAAACTCACATGGAGCAGTAAAGGTATGGCAGACGAAAAAATCGTCATAAAAATTGATGTAGACGCAAGGACTACTTCGATTGAAAAAACAACGCAGGCAATCAAACGCCTTAAGCGTGAGTCAGGCAAGTTTTCTTCTGGCCGTAGTGACGTAAACACCTATCTCAAGAAGATGGATAATGGCTTAACCAAAAGCACCAACAACTTGCGGAGGCATTTTGACTTCCTCGACAAAGGGATTAAGGCTTTTGGCGGCGTATTAACCAAATTCGTAACGATGGCCCTAAAGGGCGTTATTGTCGAAATGGCTTTAATGGGTGCCGCAATGATTGGTATTCATGGTCTATTTATTGCAGGTAAGTTCCTCGCAAAAGCCTACGCAGGAGCCATGCAGGTTATAGCCGGTGGCGCTGCAGCGGCTGCTGTAACAATCGCTACAGCTGCAGCCGCCATACGAGAACAACAGGCTGCAATGTTTGCCTACAGGGGAAAAGGCGCTGGGGAACTTGGCTCAGGACTTAATCAAGCCCAAACCGCGATGCGTGCTCTGCAAATGGATTCGAGTCTTGCAGGACTCGGTGTTGCGAATCTGAACAAAGCATACGCAGCAATGTCAAAGACAATGTCAACACCACAAATAAATGCTTCAACCGGATTGTTTAAATCGCTCATGGACTTTGGTGCTGCAGGTCAAGACCCTGGTGCGGCAGCAGAAAAAGTCGCAGTAATGATTGCGGCCCTTTCTGACTCAAAGAAAAGCCTAGGTGACGTAAAGGCTGCAGCAACAGCAATCGGTCCAGAAATGTCTGAAGCATTGAAAAAAGCCAATGTAAAAACAAAAGACCAACTCAAGCAGTTAATTATGTCTGGAGAACTCGCAAAGCTTGGTGGAGTTGCTGGCCAGTTTGATGCTGTCAATCAAACTCTTATCGGACAAATAAAAACCTTTTTCAATTTAGTGCGTGGTCAGTTTGCTGATTTCGGTGGGCAATTTCTTGAGCCTGCAAAAGTAGCAATGCAGAAAATTTTTAGAATAGTTGGTCGAGACATAAAGCGACTAATGGGTGCTATTTCAGGTTTTGGTACAGGCACTTTGATGGATGGACTCGTTTCCGCTGTAGACAAAACAAGTACATGGATGGTTAATCTCGTAGAAAAATGGCTACCAAGAGCTGAAGGATTTTTTGGTCGAATTGGTAACTGGTGGACTGGTTTTAAACACGGCTGGAAGCAAATGGTTGACGGCATGAGGCCATTTATAGAAGGCGCAAAAGTATTGGAAGAAGCATTCTCCCCAATTTGGAGTGCGTTAAAAGCTGGAGCGCAAAACTTTGTTCAATTTAATGACCTTCTGCAAGAGAACAGAGATGAAGTTCTGGAGTTTGGAGAAAGAGCCGGAGAGCTTATACGTTCGGTTTCTAATTTTTCAATGAAACTAAAAGAAGCCTTTTTCGACATTTTGCCATTGATTAATGATGTTGTAAAAGGTGTCAAAGAAATGTTCGACCTTCTTGCTGGCGGTATGACAAAATTCGCTGGTGCCGGAATGTTTGGCTCCCTCCTGCCCCTTATGGCCATGTTTGTTGGTGGAAAAAGAATGTCGCAAACAAAAGGTGGATTTCTTCCAAAAAACTTAAGCACCATGAATGTAAATGCAACAAATGTAACTATTGCTAGCCCTGGTATTGGTGGTCCAGTTGCGCCTGGTTTTTCCAGCGGAAGAACCGGTGGAGCTCCCGCTGGACCTGGAGCAGTAGGTAGCACTCTCCCAACTACTCATGCTGCTTATTACGGAGGAGCGACAGCAACACAAAGAAACTTAATGGGTCCAGCTGTTGGTCCATTAACACCTGGCTATACGCCTGGAAGACTCGAGCAGGCGCGAATGAGAATGCGCTACAACCGTTCAGAAACGCAAATAGGCGCAAGAATATTTGGAAATGAAAAAGCCGGAATCACGGGAATAAACAACAGCATGACTGCCAGAATGGGTGTCGGCATGGGTATGGGCATGCTGAGCCAATATGCACCAGAAGAAATGAGTGGAGCTCTGGCCCTTGGTGGAACAGTTGGAATGTTTAATCCGATGGCTGGACTCGCAGTTGGTCTTGGTGGTGCAGCGCTTCAAGCAGGAGGAGCTGGTAGTGGCGCGCTCGCTGGAGCAGGTGGCGGCGCTGCAATCGGAATGATGGTCGCTGGTCCAGCTGGAGCTGCTGTAGGAGCAGCAATCGGTTTGGTTGGTGGCGCAATTATCGGAAATTCAAACAAACTGAAAAGACAAGCAGAAGCATCAAGAGGGGTTATATCTGGTGCGTTTGATGGTCTAGTCAACTCTATACAAAGTGTTGCTGTAGACAAAATTGCAGAAAACAGAAAGATTCTAGAAGCTGGTGGAAGCCTTGAAGGAAAGGAAGCCGCTCTTGGAGGCGGCGGAAGGATTCTAAGGAAAAAACTTGACCCATTGCGCGCCGAAGCAGACAGTGTTTTAGCCATGGGGAAAACGAATAAGACAAGCTACGGAAGAAATATGGCTGTCGGTGCCGGAATTGGTGCGGGATATGGTGCTGCAGTAGGAACTGCAGCTGGACTTGGAGTCCTGTCCGTACCAGCGGCTGCAGTTGGAGCTGCAGCTGGCGCCGTAATAGGTGCAGCCGTTGGCGGAATCGTATCAATAGGCGACTACGCAATTGGAAGATTTCAGGGTGACTCAAAGAAAGCAAAAGCACAAGAGCAGCTAATTCAAAAAATCTACGACAATCAAGCTGCTTATGGACTGAAGATAAGTGAAGAGCAACTTGAAACAATGAAAAAGGACAAGGAGGCAGCGCTAGAGGAAATAGGCACAAAACTCGAAAACGTCGGCAAAACATACGACAAAATGGATGACATATACTCCGCAAGAACAGACCTTCTTTCAGAGATGAGCGGTAAGTCTGGTGCTG